CCGTTGGGCAAAGACGCATAGTCATAGACTTCTTGGTTAGTCACCGTGGCAGAAGTCTGAAGCTCGCGCTTACATCCGCTATCACGAACAAGCTGATTACGCGCCGTGTTGATGTAGGCGGTCAGGTCCGTGTCGGAGTAGAAATTGGCATTGGCATCATGAAGAAGCCGTCTGACTTGCGTGATGTAGTCCTGTAGCGTGGTCATTGGTTATCCACATCATGCAGCCCGCGTCCCTTTCCCCTCCCCCTGTCTTGGAACAGGAGGAAGGGTCCGGTCTACCGTTGGGGACGTTTCGCGGTAGCCTTGAGGCCGGGTATCGGTAATCTCAAACATGTTGAGCTTATCCAAGGCACCGGGCAAATCGTTGGCTGTTTTGATCCAGCCAAGGCGTATGAGCGCTTCCGTCTTATCTGTCAGACCCAAACCAAAGTAATGCTGTGCAAGCGCAACAGGAACTTCGACGGGCTTTCTGGGAAGAAATTCGTATTTCTTTCCGTCCCACCCGCCGATGGTCTTTTCATTGCCTTTGTTTGTGACCCAAACAGTAGACATTAGAAGGTAACAACTTCGCCGTAGACGCTAATGAAAGCCTGAGCATTAGCGACGTTTGCCGTGACGTTCACGAACAGCGTGTTTGCTGTGTAGCAAACCTTAGCTGTGTCGGTGTTGAGCGTCAGATCGACAAACGAAGTGCCGTTGGTCAGGTTTGTCAGTGTCGTCAGGTTTGCGACAAGGTTAGCACCATCATTGGTAGTGCCAACAGTGACGTTTGCTGTTGCGGCAGAGGGTACAGATGTATTCCCTGTGCTATTTGACAAGTTAAACACAGTGATACGACGGACGATATATTCCGTCGTACCACCCGTGCCACCGGACAGAATAGGCAGAGCCACAACCGCGTTGCCTGTAGTTCCGAGAGAGAACGGAGCTCTGATAGAAGCGAGACGCTTGTAACCGAAACCGTCCTGATACTCAGAGCCAACTTGGTTTGGATTAGCCATGTTTGCCCCTTAGGTGTTGTAGGTGCCAGAAGCCGCCTGACCACCGTTGACACCATACAACGTAACCGTCTGTGTTCCGGTTGTTGCATTAGCGCGAACATTGTAGCCGTCGCTTTCCAGCCAGCCAGCCGTGTTAGCTGCGTACCAAGTGGTCCAGCTATTCGCGGTGCCTGTGTAGGCGTTGATTTCAATGGTGACGTTTGCAGTTGCCGGGTAGATGTAAACACCAGCCGGAATAAACTGCGAGTTCAGCATTGCAGTCGAGTTGCCAGCGCCGACGTTCGAGACAGTCTGGGCTTGGAAAGTACCACCCGGAGTGCTTGTTGCGACGTTAGCAAGAACAATTTTTGAAAAACCACCAGCCATGTGACGATCTCCTTAGAGCGAGAGCGAGTTGTAGCCAGTCACCTTAGTCATCGACTTTGGCTTCGTGGAAACAAGCTCAGCAATGTTGATGACCGCGCCGACATAGCCAATCTGCCAGTTAGGCAGAGTGCTTTCAAAGCCCGTGAACACGAACTGGCCCTGCTCATGGATGTAGAGCGAGAGGTAGTTGGTGTTGAGGAGGTACAGAGTACCTTCTGGGCAGTACGGATCAGGATAGATCGGAACGCCAGCAACCATCAGGGCGCGGAACGCCGACTGAGGGCCATTGGCATCGCCATCGAAGCCGTGACCCGGCGTGATGACATACTGTTCCTGACCGACGTAATCTTGAGCCAGCAGCGTCCAAGTACCGAAGCCGCAGACACCAAATGTCGGGACTTCAGCGCCGTTCTTCACGGTGCCGGAGATGTACTGGAGGACGTTCTGACGGGTCGGGTTGACCGAGCCAGCAGCATACTGCTTCGACTTCCACCAAGTGTAGGTCGAGCGGTTGATGTTGCCGTAGGTTGCAGTACCCGTACCATCGTCAACCGCAGCCGGGAGACCCGTGAACTGCTGGCTGTTCGTGGTGTTGGTGTAGAGGGCAGTAGCCATCGCGTCCATCATCACGTTCGTCGCGTCGTTCATACGAGCTTCGATGAGCGGGATGATTGCGTGGTCCTGCTGGACTGCACCTTCCATGCCGAGGAACGGCACGGGAGCGATCATCAGTTTAAGGTTGAATTCAGCGTTGTACGCACCCTGCTGGACGGCAGGCTGAGCGAACGAACCGGAGTAATCAGACCACTGAGCATTGACGAACTGAGCGCCCTGCACCGGAACGGTGACGGACGACACACCGCCCGTAGCCGTCTGGCTATTGGCAATGAGAGCCGCAAGAAGAGGCGTCGAGTTATAAATCTGGACGACCATCTTGGGGATAAACGCACGGCGTGTGACGTACGTTAGTTCGGTATACTGGTTAGTGCCTGATGCGGGAACAATACCGCCACCAATAGGCATGTTAGCACCTCATGTTTGGTTAAATTTGCGCCTTATCGTCCCCGTTACAGTCAAAACCCAATCGGACGCGGATTTTTCCGCAATTCGGTCAGAGCCTTGGCAGCTTCGTCTCGCGCAGCGCCAGCGGGATTGGCCCAAAACTTCTTCAGAGTGCCACGGGCGCTATCGTCCATGACATTCCGGTTGAAGGAGGTCTGAGGCGTCGGCGTTGCCGCTTGACGCATCCAAGTCCAATAATCCGCAGCCGCTTCATGAGAAGTAATGCCTTTTTCGAGCATGATCTTCTCAATCTCCGCGATTTCTTCTTCTGATTTGGCTTTCCCATTCTTCATGAGATCACGACGACGACGTTCCAAGTTGTCAATCGCCTCGCGCTCACGCAGCTTACCTTCAAGCTGGTTCACGCGCTCACTAGCCTGTTCGAGCCTCGCCGCGACTTCATCTTTCAAGTCAATCGCGTCAATGGTCAGTGAAGGACGAGCCTTCTTCGTGAGACGTAGAAATGCCTCACGCGTATCGGGGTTGTCTGCCAATTCACGAGCAAGCTGGGCAAGCTCGTCACGGGCATCCGGTGTAAGGTCTTCAAGCGACGGCATTTAAGTCCCCTATGCTGTCTGATTAGATAACTTTTTTGCCGTCACCGGGCGGCACGATCTTGTACTGGTTCTTCGAGCCAGTCTTCGACGCGTTGGAAAGGCCACCAAGGTGCGCGTAACGCGGCGTATTGGTGATCTGACCATTCTGCTGCTGATCGGTAGTCGGGTTGCGCGGCGCTGCGGCCTTACGCGGCTTAAACAGGTCCATTTGCTCGCTCCTACATGGGCGGGGTCGGGCCAGCGGGCGGCATACCCGGTGGCATTGCGGGGGGCATACCACCACCCGGCATGGGCGGCGGCGGCGCAGGCGGCATAGGAGCGCCACCGGGGGGCATACCACCCGGCATCGCGCCTTGAGCCTGCGGGAGATTTCCAAGCAACTGCATGATTTCAGCGGCCTGAAGTTCATCGGTGCGAGGCTTCTTCGCCCCAATGATCGAAGTGAGCGAATTAAGAGCAGACATCAGCTTCCGGCCTTCCGGCGTCTCAGAGCCAATCTGCGGGAGGGAACGCTCAAGAAGGTCGAGTGCCATGCTGACGTTAATCATAGCGGCTTCTCGTTCGCCTGCCTTGGGTTCCGGCGTCGCCATCGGCGCGGGCATCGGAGGCGGGGTGTCAGACGCGGGCGCAGGCGTCATCGCATCACCTTCAGCACCGGGCTGAGGAGCGTTTGCCATCAACTGCATAATATCCTGATCGGCCATGTAACACCCAAATTTCTGTCAAGATGCTGACAGTCAGCACAAAAAGTCAAGCGGGGGATATTTTTACGTCCGTCCCCCGTCAGACGAGCACTAAAAACGGGACTAACCCGTTTATTAGTTAGCGGCGAGCCTTACGACCCTTGCGACCCTTACGCATTGTGCGTCTCCGTCATTTGAGGAATGGATGGTTCAAAAACTAACCGGACCCTTACGGGAACCGATTAGCGCTTTGCCTTGCGGCCCTTACGCTTAGCCATGTGTCGGCCTCCTGTTAGAGTTGACTGTCCCCAATTCGTATCAGCGGCGCTTGCCGCGACGGCTGCGCTTCACAGATTTATACATAGCTCACCTCACGTTTACACGTTGGTTTTGACGTTGCGTCTGATCGCGACCAATAGATCGAATAGACGAAACTCGGTACTGGAGGTTCGCTGGTTTTTGCTCGCGTGTCAATTCCTTGGCGCTAAATCGGGGCTGATCGCCCGTGCTTGGTTGCCGTTCAGCCACGTTACGCTCCTTTTTTCATGGGAGTGACATTGCCGCCTTCCGGCTGCGGGGCAGACGCGGCTTTCTTCAGCTTCTCTTTGAGCATCTGTTTCATCGGCGGGTCAATCAAATCAAGCAAGCTTTCCTTGTCAATTGCGCCAGCTTTGAACAGATTGAACGCCATAGAGCGCGTATCTTCCATGAAGATCGGGCTGTTCGAGTGGGCGTCCACCTTGACCATGTAATCCTTGGTGAATTGTTCAGCTATGAACTTCATACCATCCGCATCTTTGTAATGCGTAGGATCATAGGCTTGGATCAGCTTCATGTAGAGCGTCGCCATCTTTTCGAGGGCAAGCTCTACTTGAAGGGCGCGACGCTTGGCGCGGGAGGAACCAAGTCGCGCAAGCTGTGAGGCGTGACCAGCGGAACGGACACCGCTTTCGCCACGACCAGACAGAACAGATGAAATGCCGGAAGCTTCTTCAAACCAGCCGTCGATCTGTTTGATCTGTTCGTAAAGATCAGCAGGCATTTGCGGAGCAAGACGATCAGCCTTTGCGTTCGGCATATCAGTCGAGAGCAAGCCGCCCGGACGGTTCAGAGCAAAATTCTTTTCATCCAAGATGCCAGTAAAGCCCATGAGGGCCGTCGGCGGGTTCACTTGTTTGGCAAGCAAATCAAGGATTTCGCTCATGCGCCGATTGTACATCTGCTGAAGATAGATGAGGCGAGAGACTTCCGACTGACCCCAGAAGTAGTCCGGCATCGGGTTCGGGCAAATCTGAATGAACGGGCTTTCGCCCTTCAAGAACATGCTCTCGTTGGCGCGGTCATAGATGATGACATCTGGATCGGCTTTCGTGACGACCATGTAGTCTTGAATGTCGTCGCACCAGACGTAAAGCTCCGTCATCTCAACGGTTTCTTCCTCGACACGCGGCTTCATGCGGTTGTAGCCGTTGAGGTCGAGGTTGACGTTACCCATCATTGTCGGGTCTGACGAAGACAGAACAATGCGGTCAAGACCGCTTGCAACATAGTGCGTTTCTGTCGGCGCAGCAGTAATGCGCTTGATAATGTCATCGCGCTTGGGATGATTGTACAAGCGAGCGTACAGATCAGACTTCGTGATGTAGTAGGTGTGCGTGAACGCTTCCTGACGATCAGAGTGAGGAACGTCTTCACGCAACATGCCCATCATGGCCGGGTCAACGTAATAGGGGAAGATGTTTCCCTTGTTGACGATCAGCTTCACGAAGGCGCTGTCGTAGCACATGGCCCAGTTGAGGGCTAAGCCGAAGATGTGGTCGCCGTTGCTGTCAGCCCACTTGTCATTGAGCGACTGAGTTAGGCGAGGAATTTTCCGGTATTCAGTATCGGGAGCAGATGCGCC